GCGCATCGAGCAGCTCCACCAGGCCTCGACTGCGGGCCCCGGTTATAGCTCGCCCGGTTAGGCCCCTGGTTATAGCTCCCGGGATTATGGGGCCGGCCACTACTCGACCGGGCGCCGGCGTTGTTGCACCAGGCGCAACGCTCGCAGCTCGGCGCTTGACACCAGCGCTGGTGTGTGCAATACTGCTTGCAGAGGGGTTGAGGGAGGCCACACGCCACCTACCGCATGCGGTAGCCGTTGTCGGTGTTCCAAATCCCGCCCCTCTCAATAGCCCTAGTGTGGGCGAGAGTGATAGGAGAGAGACGATGGGAATGACGAAAACGGGTTCTGGAATCGTTCTGGTTGGCTATGTGGATGACCGCGCAGGAATCGTTCTCTGCGTGCCGTGCGCTGACCGCAACAACGATTCCTATGACATGGGCGCCATCTATAGCCCCGATGTCAATGATGACACCCCGCCGTGCTTCGCTTGCGGGGCAACGCTAGACGCTTAGGGGTTATCGGTTAGGGGTTAGGGGTTACGCCCTAACCCCTACGCCGCCGCTAGGCCGTAACAAAAGCTGCGCGCTCGACGTAACAATCCGGTGGCGCTCTATTGACACCAGAGCGATTGTCTGGCATTGTATAGGCAGAGGGGGAGACACCCCTCATGAGTGAAGGGAGAGCAACGATGACACGAGAGCAGGAGAAGCAATTCTGGCAGGACGCCAGAGACGGCGCGCTTCATTGTGAGGCGCTCTGCCACGAAGAGAGCGCGCTCTATGATGATGGCGAAGAGTGTGAGCGCCGCTCTTACACCGCCATCAAGAATCCAGAGACGGGGGCGCTCTGGGCGACATGCCGAGACTGCTACCAGAGTCTCCCGTAGCGTGAGCGGGGGCGGGGGTTATACCCCGCCCCCTAGCGGTTAGGGGTTATAGGTTATGGGTTACGCCCTAGCGGATAGCGCGGGTGTGGCCGTAACAATCCGGCAGCAGCTTTTGTAACAATCGGCGGGGGGTATTGACTCTGGCGCTCTGGCGTGTTCTAATAGTACCAGAGGGGCGGACAATCCGCCCCCAGAGTGAAAGGGGTAGGACAATGGACTACAACGAGTTGGACGACATGGGGACGGGTTGGGAAGAGGCGGCGGAGCGCGAGTATGACCGCCGCGAAGAGGCGGCAATCCACGCGGTACGCTTCCCAGACGAGGCGATTCTGGCATTCTTCGCCCCCGCCCCCCTATGGGGCGCGACAATGGCGGACGACATCGCCGCCCTATTGAAGCGGTAGGGGTTAGGGGGCGGCGGCAACGCCGCCCCCGCCCTAGCGGTTAGGGGTTAGGGTTATCGGTTAGGGTTATAGTTATAGGTTAGGGTTAGGGTTATAGGTTATGGTTATGGCCGTAACAATCCAGAGCGCGAGCTGGAACGTAACAATCTCGATTGTTACAATGGCCGATTCGTGGGGTTGCGGATTCTCGCGCTTTCTGGCACAATCAAGGAAGAGCGGCGGACAATCCGCCGCCAAGAGTGAAGGAGTGTAACAATGGCAAGCATGAACGGCTGGTACGACACCATGACGACGGCAGACCTACGCCAAGAGGCGGAGCGGGCAGAGCGGGAAGCGGAGCAGTACCAGCGAGAGGAGAAAGCGCGCCAAGAGGAAGCGCGAGAGCGTGAAGGACTCATCGCTAGGATTGAGGCGGCGAAGAAGCGCCTCGCATGGTAAGAGCCTAGCGAAGAGGGGGGCGGCGAGAGCCGCCCCCCTTTTTTGTTACATTGGCCGCCCTGGATTGTTACGTTGTAACAATCGCCAGCTCGTGGCACGATTCGTGCCATTGTAACAATCCGCAGCTTTGTAACAATCGGCCATTGTAACAATCCGTTGCGTCTGGCGCGTCGCCCCTATTGCGCTTTCTGGCGGCATGCTTTACACTATGCCTAGCGGCGAAGGGGCGCAAGAGCGCAACGGGTACCGCGAGAGTGAAAGGGGAAAGCAACATGACGGAAGCAACAAAGCGCATCGTCGCCGCGATGGAAGCGGCAAAGGGGCGCATCGTCGTCGTCGTATCGGAAACGGCGCCCGTATCCGATGCCGTAATCGCGAAGCGCATTGAGAGCGCCGCGAAGCGCGCCGTCGCCGATGGGCGCGGCATCGCACGCGTCAAGACGCTTGGCGTCGCCGCCGATGGCGGCGCCATCGTTACGACATCGGGGCGCTACGATGCGAAGCGCGGCGTCGTCGTCGCGAAGAGCGGAAACGAAAGCGTCGCGCTTTTGCTTTCGGCGCCCGAAGAGTACGGCATGCCTACCGCATGCCCGTCGTCGTCGCGAGAGGGTAGCGCATGCTACGGCATGGCGCCGCGACATGGGCATCGCGCTTTCTCAACGGCGCGCATCGTAAGCATCGCAACGGGCGGCGAAACGCTTTACCAGCGCGAAGCGTAAGCAACGCGCCGCGAAAGCGGCGAAGAGGGGCGGCGCGAAAGCGTCGCCCCTTTTTGTTGCGCTCAACCCCCCGCGCCCCACCGGCCACCCCCCGCCCCGGCTTTGCGGGACACCCATGCCGATTTTTCACCAACCCCCCATCTGACTGTCAAGGCCAGACCGGTTCTCTCCCCCGGGCGCTGAATTTTTTTTCGCGCGTGCCCCTAGATAAGTGTCAAGAGGAGGCAGTAAACGCGGCGTAGAAGCATCCGATCTGGAAGGTCGGATCGTGGTTCACGTTGACGAGATCGTGCAGCTCGTGGCGGAAGATCCCTGGGAAGAGGCGCAGAATCTCCTCGGTGCTTGCCTCTGGCTCCACATGCGCTTCATACGGATTCGTGATGCAGGTATCGGTATCGTCATCAGGAACATCTTTTCCAGTCTGCTCACACCAGCCAATCGGCATACAGATGTACGCGTATCGCGCAGAGGAGGAGATGTCGGACCACAACCGGACGGCGTCTGCTCGCGGCATATGCTCGACGACATCGCCAAGGATTACCAAGTCGTAGGGGAATTCGTTGATGTGCCGAACATCGGCGACCGTCACGGTGTCGTACATCTCATCCAACGCGAAGCGTTCCCGGTAGTACGGGAAGACCTCTACGGCATCAAGGACGGTGACCGATGGGCACGCCTTCCGAATCGCAGATCCGTAATAACCTGCTCCAGCGCCAACATCCAGCACGGTCGTAATCCCCATCTCGTTGATCCACGCAGTGAGTTCGGCGATACCCCGTCCGCTAGACCACGGCATCAGCGCCTCTTTGTTTCGTTGGCTTTCCTTGTGGCTGGCTGGCGTGATGGAGCCGAATGCCTTGTTTCATACTCGCACGCAATGCACTTCTTATGCCCTGGGCGATAGAACTCTTCGTCATCCGGCCAATCTTCCTTGCAGCGGATGCAGACGCGGGACGGCTCGTCGTAGTAGGAGTCCATCAGTTCAACTCCGGATTGATGTCGTGCAGATCTATCTCGCTATCGCCAGTGCGAATCTCGTGGAGGATCTTATTCATTTCCACGCGGTTGTCGGCAGTCATGGTTTTCACACCAGACTCCTGCTCCATGATCTCCAACACATCGTTGGTGCTGTGCCAGATACTCCCGTCGTCGTTGATGTGGGCATCGTAGAGTTGCTCGTTTTTCGTCTGCACAATGCGCAGGATCGCCCAGACGCCCTTGTTCGGATCGTAGACAACCAAATGACGGTCAACCCCATTGAGAACGCAGATACGCGCGCGATTCTTAAGAAGCTCCACGATTTCTACTCCTCTCCTCTGAAAATCCCTCTGGGTATCGAGCAGACAACTTGTCATAGTTCTTCTCGGCAATCTCGGAAAGTTTGAGGTCTAGCACCGTGGCGATCTCGGCGACATACCAGAGGATATCCCCAAGCTCTTTCTCCACATGGGTGAGGTTCAACTCATGCCCGTGGGCAACCCACTTCTTAAGAGCGTCAATCAACTCGCCTGATTCCCCCGCCAGCCCCATAGAGGCAACGGCGATACGCGTGTGTCGCGGATCGTTGAAGTCGTGATGATCACGCGCCGTCCGGGCGGCGCTGCGCTGGTAGAACGTAAAAGCGTTTTCCTTGAGTTTCGTCTGCTTCATGATTCCTCCCCCTATCGTGCTTATGCCGTTTTTGGCGTTACTTCCACATAACTGCTGCGCTTGCGCCGAACGAATTTCGGCGGGTCTTTCTTATAGCGCTTCTTGTAGGCTTTCGCTGCGGCGGAGTAATCCTTGCACAGCTCGGAATCCGCCTTGCGGAGGTCGGAGCCCTTGAGGTTCTCCTGATGCAGGGTGAGCAACTGATCGGCCCACTTCTCATCGTGTTCTGGATACATCATCAGCAGGTGCGCGACCTCATGGAGCATCGTCTCCTTGTCATTGCCGGAGCAGAACGCCATGCGCTTCTCGTCCATCCATGTGACGCCGCAGTAGTGGATCTCATCGGGGTCCTTGTGCCAGTGGATATAGACCTGCACAAGGTCAAGGTTGTACTTGATCAGCAGGGCTTGAAGGAAGTCCAGATTCTTCTGCCACATGTTGAGCGCCTTGATGGGCATGCCGGCACCATAGTCAAGCTGGAAAAAGAACGACTTGGTCCATTTCGGGCGTGCCATTGGGGCTCCTTTGTGGGTTGGCTATCTTGGTGATTCTAGGGGATTGTAGACCGCTTGGCAAGTGCCAGTGTGGCTGCCCAAGGGTACAATATGGGGGTGAATACTTACCGCGTTACACGCGTAACAGGCAAGATCCCCCTATGGCGCATTGAGCACGACGGGGCGTCAGACGTCGCCTTGACCGAAGAGGACACGATGTCCATCATCGGCGAGTGGCTCCAGAAGGATTACGAAGCCGGCAAGGGCGGGGAGTTCCGTATCCTGTGGGATGGGGTTCCGCTCGGCTTTAAAGCTCCGGATCTGGGGACGATTTTTGGGGACGACGCTTCTCGTTCGCACTAAAGCGCTCCCCGCATTTGGGGCACTCAATCAAGCGCTCATCCTTCTCCACCACCTCTGAGCCTGCGTCTCCAAGGAGTTTTGCAAGGTCCTCATCGTCGTAGCCCGTCCCAAGGAGCATATCGCTCTGCTGCAGGTCAGAGAGGATGTCAATGAGCCCCTGCTCGTCCCAACGCCCGATATCGCTCGTTCGGTTGTCCGCGATCAGGATCGCAAGGGCTCGCTCGTCATCACAGTCCACCCAGAACACAGGGACATGGGTCATTCCCAACTGGCGAGCTGCCTGGAAGCGGTGGTTCCCCGCAAGGATGTAGCGTGTGGACTTCTGTGCCACCAAGGTCCCAAACCAGCCGTTTTGCTGGATGCTGGTGATGATGGCTCCAATGTCGCCGTCACGCGCATTGCGCGGGTGAAGCGTGAGCGTACTGACCTCTACATATTCAATTAGCGTTGACTCGATGTGTGGTTGAGTCATCGGCTCCACCCCGTACTGCGGCAGCAGGGAGGGAGGGGAGACGGTGCCCGGAAAAATAAAAAATTTCGGACGGTGGGGGGAACCATCACGCGGGTAGCTCGGACAGACGGAAGCGAGAGATAATCTGTCTGGATGTGGTAGCCCCGATGATGGAGATTGGCGCGGCGTTTAACCCAGCATAGAACAAGAGCGTAGGGACGGATTTAATATCCAGATGGCGCACGACGCCCGGATTCTCATCCACATTGATCTTGACCACCGTGACGCGATTTCCGTACTGCGCCTCAATCTCGGCAAGGTCTTTCTCAATCTGCTTGCAGGGCTGGCACCACGGCGCCCAAAGATCCACGATGACTGGCTTGGTGGATTCAAGTACCTGCTTCTGGAATGTATCGTCTGTCGCCTTGATCGCCATATCGGCCTCCGCTACTGTTGGTTTGGGGACGGGTAGTATACCAAACGGACGCTAGTCTTTCCTGATCCTCCCGTACTGCACCGGCTTGAAGGTACGAACCAACTCGCCAAGCAGTGGTGTGGCGAGTTTCGTACTCCCCCTCCATACCATCTCTAGCATCATCTGATTTGCAGATTGTGGATAAAACTCTAGGAACTCCGGATAATCCTCATGATTGAAGATTCGCGCTTCATCGGCAAATTCCTCAAAGTCCATCGCCCACTCATTACCGTGAATGTCCATTGCCTCAAGGTCAAGACGTAAGTCATCAAAACAAAAAAGACGGAAGATGCCCCCAGCCTTCACGATTCCAAGTAGTTGGCTCTGAGAGATCAGATACCACGCAATCTTGGTGTTGTGTGCTGGGAGCATCGTTCACGCCTTAACGATTAGAACGGAAGATCGTCAAAGATCTGCGTTGTATCCTGAACATTGACTGCTGCAACCGGGGTCGCTTCGTCGCCATCCTTGCGCTTGCTGCGGGCAAGGATCTGCAGGAACTTGCAGTGAACCATCAGTTCAACATGCTCCTCTTCCTTCTTATCAACCCAAGTGCTGATCTCCGGGCTGCCCTCGATCAAGAGTAGGTCGCCCTTCTCCACGATCTTGACTGCGAGCTCGGCACGACCATCCCAGCAGGTGACGGGATACCACTTGGAGACGTACTCGCCATTGGCATCCTTCCCCGCCGACACAGCGATGTTGAAGTTCGCAACGGGTCGTCCCGCCTTGGTGGTGCGCAGCTCAGGCTTTGAGCCTACGCGACCGATCAACTGAACCTTAATCATTAGGTCCTTCCTTCCATACCTTTACGCGCACGCCAGGAAGCGCCTCCGCCCCAGATGCCTGCACATAATTCTTACTGGCCGTCAAGCGGACGACCTGCGCATCATCATGCCATACCGATCCGTCGGTTCCGGCATCAAGGATGGCTCGCACCAACTTGTCCAGATCCGGCTTCACGATATGGTGTTGACTGTATCCCTTCCGCAGGCTTCCAGAGCCGTTGAGATGGGACTTCGGGCGCTCAAAATAGAACGCCAGATCAACACAAACGGGACCATCAATGGTCACGCCAGCAGAAATATCCTTCCGAAGCACAAATGCGCAGAACTCGCGCCACTTCTTCAGGTTTTGGTTGTCACTCGTCACCACGATCTTGCCGCCGCGATTGAACGCGCGTGCAGATCCCTGTGGGACTGGCAACCCGTAAATGTAGGCGCTTTTCACTGCTGGGATCAGCGCGTGATCAAGCGTCTCATCAAGCGACATCAGAGCACCTTCTCCCACTCGCGGCTATTTCCGCCGAAGTGTCCGTACACGGATGTTTCTCGGAAGATCGGACGACGCAGTTTGTATCGCTCAATAATCGCTGCTGGTCGGAAATCCCAACCGCCTTTGACAAAGTTTTCTGCCATGCGGTCGTTGCCTGTGCCGAAGGTACGGACAGAGATTTGCACTGGCTCCGCCTGACCGATGACATAAGCAATTGCAACTTCAGCCTTGCTGGCGTAGTTGTTGGCGACCAGCGACTTGGCTGCGTGCCGTGCTGCATATGCGGCAGAGCGGTCAACCTTCGTGGCATCCTTTCCGCTAAATGCACCGCCACCATGATGCGCATCGCCGCCGTATGTATCCACGATAATCTTGCGGCCAGTCAACCCAGAGTCTGAAGCTGGTCCGCCAATGACAAACCGACCAGTCGGATTAATGTGAATCGTCGCCCCAGGCAAGAGGATCTCGCCAAGGTCGCGCTGGACAAGGCTACGGATGAAGTCCTTCAGAAGGTCAGGCTCTACATTCTCATGGTGCTGTGTGGACACCACGACAGCCTCTACAAGCCCGTTTTCCGCCACGGAGACCTGCGTTTTGCCGTCAGGGCGCAGGAAGGGCGCTTCACCGCTTTTTCGTGCCCTAGCGAGGCTCCTAGCCAGCTTGTGCGCGGCATGGATCGGCAGGGGCATGTAGTCGCTGGTTTCTAGTGCTGCGTAGCCGTAAACGATCCCTTGGTCACCGGCTCCGATCTCCTCGCCGCCAACCACGCCACGGGCGATGTCTGGTGACTGCTTACCAACGCTCACATCAATACGAAGGAGTTCTGGGTTGAGCCAGGATGCAGAGTCATAGCCGATGTCATGGAGGACATTGCGCGCAATGCGGCGATGGTCAACTGTGCCCTCGCTCGTCACCTCGCCAAAGATCCATAGGCTGTCGCCATTAATCGCGCACTCAACCGCGACTCGAGAGAGTGGGTCTTGTGCTAGATACTCGTCAAGAATCGCGTCAGAGATCTGGTCGCAGATCTTGTCTGGGTGTCCTTCGGTAACCGATTCAGCAGTCCTTTTCATCGCATCTCCGTCCACTTCTTATCAACATGTACTAGTCGGTGTCCAATCCATTCTGCCACATTTGCAACAACGCCGTTTCCGCAGACCTTGTACCGATTTGAATCCATGCCCAGCGGCAAGAGCGGGCTCTCTGCCGGCACTCCTGCTGGGGGGACAACAAAGTCTGATGAATCGCGCCCGATACGAAGCGTTCGGTGTGGTCCATCTTGCTCAAACTTCTGGTTATATCCATCATAGTGGGAACCAACGACTGCATGCGTTGTTCGCGTATCTCCAGAATCAAAGACATTGAGTGTATTGGCGACGCCATCATCTACCCATGTCTCATCATCTTGGTTACTTTGTGCGCGCTTGCTCTTACGGTACACGGACGCAATGAATGTCTGCGCATGGTGGCTTTGCACGCTTGGCCAGACTGCATTGAGTGCGCGAGCCGTATCAATCGGTGTCGCCGAGAAGTTCTCCGCCTTTGCGTCCTCTCGGACGCTGTAGGTGTAGTGATCTACTTGGACGTCTTCTTGGCTCGGGATCGCGGCGCCCATTGATCGGAAGTTGGAATCGTCCACCCGTCCGGCCAACCCATCAGGCGCTCGCACTCCACTGGCGTAAGCCTCCGAACCGACGACAAGTTTGTTTCCCTGGGCGTCGTTGTCGTCTGGTCCGAAGCCTCCACCGAGTCCCCCTCTGGTGAGGGCTGTGGTGACGACGAGTTGTCCGTTTTCAACGGTACTGGTAGCTCCTTTATGGTATCTGGCGAGGAGAGCGCCAGCGACGAGAGGGCGCTGTTCAGAGCCTCCGGCAGTTGCCTGCCACGACGATTCGCTCGCCTGAGAATGCCCACAGCCGCCTTCGCACTCAAGAAGAACCTCTCCGGCGCGGTCGCTTCCAAGACTCGCGACAAGGAATACTCGACGGCGCCTTTGGGGGACTCCGAAGAAGCGCGCGTCAAGAGTTCTCCACGAAATACCATACCCGAGTTGGTCCACTTCACGGAGGAGGGCGAGGAGGTCCCTTCCGTCGTTGGAAGTGAAGAGACCTGGGACGTTTTCCAACACGAGCCACCGAGGGCGGAATCGTTCCACAAGGTCAAGGAAGGTGAAGGCGAGGACTGATCGTTTTCCATCGGTAAATCCTTTCCGCTTTCCAGCGACTGAGAGGTCTTGGCAGGGGAATCCTGCGCTCCAAATATCTGCTGCCTTCCAATCATCACTGCTGGGGGTCCAGCCGATACCGTCAACGGGTCGGCTACATCGTTGAACTTCGTCGGCTGATTGCTGTACAGACTTGGAAAGCTCACGATCTGCAAGCGCCACGATGTCTCCAAGCTGGGGGACATCTGGGAATCGGCTGGCAAGGACTGATCGGGCGAATGGGTCAATCTCGCTGACGCTGACTGTTCGGATTCCGGCTCGTTCAAACCCAAGATCTACCCCCCCTACACCGCTAAAGAATGATGCATGTGTTAATACCCTATTCATCGGCCCTTCCTACCTAACTCTGGGCGAAAGTCCCTCATATCAATCATGACTCCGCGTCCAGTTTCCTGCAGCCGGCTCACCGCTGCACCATATCCTAACCCATCAAGCTCGTCTAGGGTACGGTTGGATGTGACGATTGTGGACTTCAAGTTCTGATATCGGCTCTCAATGAGGACATAGAGTCGCTCGGTGACCCAATCAGTGATCTTCTCCTTGCCGAAATCGTCCAAAACGACCACCGACGCTCGATTAATAGCAAAGTCCCACACATCATTTGCCTTGCTTTCTGTGAATTTGATGCCCTGCCGCAGTTGATCCATGAAGATTGGGACATTGATGAAGAGCATATTCTGCTCAATCATCGTCTTTGGGTCGCGATAGACGTCTTCACCTGCCTCCTCCTCCCTCTCAAGGCTCCAAAGTCGCGCAACTTCACGCAGTGCAGCGACCGCAAGGTGAGTTTTGCCCACGCCGGGCTGACCAAGGAGGATAAATCCACGATCTTTTGGGTCTTTGAGCGCTGCCCACTCCGAAGCGATCTCAAATGCAGTCTTATTTTTCTCGTGGTGAGTGAAATTTGCGAAAGTATGAGGCAAATAGCGCGGCGGAACGCCTGCTTTTGTCAAAATCTTGTCTTCGCGAGCCGATGTATCAGGACTCAATGTACTCATCACGACTAAACTCCTTATCTCGCGGCTCTTGACCGCGCTGTCCATACCTTTTCTTCTCAGAAAGCTGCTTTAGATACACAATCGGATCGCCTTTTGGCTCTTTAATCGCCACAAAGCAGATCGCCCCCATCAATGCTGGTACTCCGCCCGGATAATCCTTATAGATGGCCGCAAGATGCGAGCGCTGACGCTTATCAAGCGGTTTTCCCATGACCTCCGACATAAAATCGCCCATCCGACCCTGCGGGTTCTTCTGGACGATCCACTCGTGCCACTCGGGCAGCGTCCTACCAGCTATTCCTTGGCTGTTTTCAGGTCGCGCAGACCCGGAACTAGCGTTTTGAGAATCTTCCGCTCTGGAAGTAGTTGTGGGTGACTTTCCCATTTATCGCAAATCTCCCTGTACTCACATGTGGCGTGCGCCCACGACGAAGGATTAGGGTAGACCCCTTTCTCCTGCGCGTCAAGGAACGCTCGGACCGAGATGTACAACTTATCCAGCGCATCCTGACCACGACGCGTGACCCTGCGGTCAACATTCGGAGCCTTGGTGCTCTTGCTGATGATGTTGAAGGTCACCTCTGGGTCATGATCAAAGTTTTCGCGAACGGCAAGTACATAGGCTGTCGCCTGAATGTCCCCGTGCTCACGACCCTCCTCCCACTTGCGAGAAGCCGTCTTATGCTCGACGACATCTTTGTTTGTGGTGATCATATCCACTTGAGCCTTGAGCTTGACCGGCAACTTGCCAAGACGGCTGTGCTTGATCTCGGCATACATCGTCCGCTCAACCGCATGGGCAACCCAGTTGTCTCCTTCGGTGAGTGCAGCACGAAGCATCTCTTGGCCCATCGCCTGCTGACCAATCGGGTCTGCATCCTTCTCCGCCATCCAGTCAACCTTCTGCGACTCTTGCGCGTAAGTCAACTTGTAGGCGTCATATGCCTTACCAAGGTCGCCAGTCTTCTTGCCGCCATTGATTGGCTCATACCAGTTCTGCAGACCGGAATGCACCGAAGTTCCAAGGGCGAAGAATGGTGTCGTCTTATCTGTCCAAAGACCCAAGCGGTACTTGTACCACCAGCGCAGCGGGCAGGAGAGGAACTCCCGCAACTCGCTGACGCTGACGTACTCTGGATGCCGCTCGTCGTACCTGACGAGTTCCATCAGGCGAACTTCGCGCGCTTGTTCTTCCAAGCGTTCTGCAGAACGCCACGCTGATTTTCATTCAAGTCAAGACCAGCGATATCCTGACCAACCCTCTGCAACTCTGTTGCATCCGCAGCAGTTTGGATTGCATCAAGCCAGTTGAGGACAATCGGGCTCTCATCGCCTGGCTCATCGGCGAAGATGCTCTTTGCCGCAGCAACGATTGGATCAGCCTTTGGAGCTGCCCCGCTCTTGGCGCGAATCTCATCGCCAGAAGCAACCTTCTTGGACGGGAGACCGGCCATAACTAGCGCGCGACCAGCAGCGCTCGTCTCGGTGTTCTCCAACTCCGAACCGCGCGTGTATGGTGTACTGCCTGGGATTGCCATCGAGGCGTGTCCGATTCCAGCCGGCTTCTCGTCCTGCGTCTCGCCACGGAAGACCTGTGCCTTCATCACGACGATCTTGTCGGTGAGTTGCACGAGCTCGGTCTCAATGCGAGCGTTTGGATAGGCGTCATACCACGCCTTAATGCGGTCTGCTACCTCAACATAGTCTGCCGCAAATGCCTTGCGCTTCTCAGGCGCTGCGCTGTTGCCATATGCCATTTCTTCCTACCTTCCTTTCTTGAGATCTGCTGCTCTGAGCAGATACTCCCTAAACAACTCTTCCTCAGGAACTCCGAGAAAGTCGCTGATCTTAGCCCTCATCGGCTGGCTCATTTTCACATGCCCAAACCGCAGGTCCCGTAGGTACTGCGGATGGCACTGCAGGTATTTTGCCACCACATCGTGAGGAATGCAAGAGTCGTCAATGATCTGCCAGATGTGTGCGCATGTTGCGCGCTGCATAAGGCGCCATTCCCTCCCCTTTTCCCCACTAAGTTTAGACACCTACCGTGTTAATGTCTTCCGGAGAGCGAATCCATTCCTCGCAGGCGAAGCTAATGCCACGATCAATCCAGAGTCGGTCTTCAGCGCTTAGGCTTTCGCCGCTATCGCTAAGCGAACCTTCTAGGAGTGCATGCGCATCATCCACGACTGAAAGAAGAATGGCTTCCTTCTCTGCTGACTGATTGCTGCCGAGAGCCGATGCTGTTTCGTGCGACTCAAGCGCCGCAACAAAGCAAGAACGACCACGAAGCTCCAACTCAATCTCTCGAGTTTCCGTCACTTTTTCACCTTTCCGAGAATCTGGTACACACGCTGCCGGCTCACCCCAAGTTTCCTTGCAATGTCCACCATCGTCATTCCAGCATCCTTCAGATCCCTAATCTCTTTCGCTCGGACCTCAAGCGAAACGAGAGCGGAGGAGGATCGGTGGGCATGATTGCACCACCAGCACCGAGCAGCGTCAGGCGACGTAACTGGCTTTCCACAGTTCACGCAATTTGCCATGCCGTTGCCCCTCCGTTCTTCATGCCCCCAGTCTATAGCCCTCCCATTGACATGTCAAGGGCAGGGATGTCTAGGGTCTACTTTTCGTAGATTTTCCTTAGGTAGTCGTTGAGCTTCTCTCGCCAGACCCGCGATTGCTCGGTCTTGATCCGGTGGTGCAAACCACAAAGGGAGACAAGATTCTCTGGGATGGATGGCCCACGCTTGCCGAGCCCAGAGGTATTAACATGGTCCAACTCAATGTTAAACCTATCAGATGGACCAAACTGGGTTCCGCAGCTCCCGTACATGCCAATCCTAGGACCGACGCACCCGCCATCCCGGCGCAACACCTCATGGGCTGTGCCAAGGGTTACTGGATCTTTATGACGGATAGTCCGCTTAATCCTTGAGCGCTTCATTGCGACCTTTCAGGTAGTTGACCAGTTTATCAATCGGTCGCAATTCGCCTTTTGGCGCAAAGTAGAAGTCATCTTCTTTATTGCGGTACTTATCGTATTTTCGCTCAACAACCCAATTCTTGCTTGGCTTCTCAGTAGAGATTGCCAGCATTTGTTTTGTTTGCTGGCTAACGAAGACATATGCCAATGGGCGAGTCTTCTTACCATGGTATCCACTATAGGTATCAACGATTGCGCGCGGCATCGGCCACGACGACGGATCGCCGGTAAAGTTCTGATTGATAGACTTGACCTCAAGAACCTCTCCGGTCCCAAGGATGATGTCCTTCTCGTTGTTGGTAAACTTTGACCAGTCTTCTGGGCGCTCAGCGATCTCTAGTTCTGGGACTTCGCAATCAATCCCGTTTCTTTTTAGATACGCTGCGACGAGCTCGTTGTACTCGTGTCCCTGTCGGTACGCTTCCTCGTAGTTGTGACTCATCAGAGCCTCCCTTCTTCTCTATCACTTTCTCTGCTGCCATGACTCGGCAAGGAAGACAATAGCACGGTTGTGGGTGGTATGTCTTCTCCGCGCCCACAGGTTAGCGCTTCCGCTCGCGAGCCTCAACTTGGCGCATCACCTTGTTTGACCATGCAACCCCAGGGTCTCCGCCCCAGAGCGCCCACGCAATTGTACCAGCAGACGGGAAGCCTGGCTGACCTGGCTTGAAGCCCTCACCCTGCTTGTCAACTTCGTGGCGAGCCAAGAAGGCTCGCATCTTGCGAACACGCGGGATTGTCATTGTATTGCTAATAAGCATACGAGCCGTCGTTTGACCTGGTCCGATGCCGCCACGACCAAACTCTTGACGCCAGTCAAGACCACGCTTTGCCTCTGCCTTGACAGCCGCTGGAACATTTAGGCTAATCCCAGAATAGTCTGCTGCGGCATGCTTATCAGCAACTTCTGCTGGTCCATGAACCTTTGAAACGCCAAGAGCACGATAGGCATCTCGGACATCGGCATCGTTTTCAATTGCCTCAACAACGCGACCGCTTTCCTTGAGAATCTTGGACATCTTGTATTTCTTGAACTGCAGCCCAGCTCCGGCAGGGAAGTCGCTGAGGTGCACGGCATCGTGAGGAATATCGTTTTCCTCAAGCCATGCGCGCGTCTCCTCTAGGCGCTTCACTGATCGAGCGCTAATGATGAAGATGCGGTGCGTCTCAGACTTCTGGCGCAGGTAGTCCGCAACAGTCTCGTTAACCTTGTCGCTGCCATCAGATGTGGTCAGGGTGCCATCAATGTCGGAAACGATGATGGAGTCGCCAGCAGCCTTTGTCTCGTCAATCTCAATGGTCAACTTCAACTGCGCATCCGGCTCGGACGGATTCTGATTGGGCGTGTTGTTTGAGCCCGGATCTGGCTCCATGTCTTCGCCATTGGGGATTCCCCCTGGCTCAGACCCATCTGGTGTTGGCGGCTCGTTGACAGCAGCGGTCCCGAACACAACCTTGTCAAGGTATTCACCATAGCGATCCGACGGAACATAGCCCTTTGGGGTCTGGAAGAGGATCTGGTCGCCAATCTCGCCGATGCCGTCTTGGCCACGCTCTCGGAGCGCGTCATTGATGCGGAGCCATGGCAGACCTCCGAGCGCCATCTTGTTGTATTCAGCAATGGTCTGCTGCGCGGTGCGACCAATCTCGGTAAAGACAAAGCGAAGGTCGGCATCGTAACGAGCAACCACCTCTCGCGTCAGATACTCGGCAATCAACTCGGCCAGCGGCACAATGCCGTTGTCGTAAGTGAAAGCGGCATTGGTTTCGGCAGTGCTCTTGTTAATATCAAATCCAATACCGATGTCTTGTGGCTGCACGGCAAACACGGCACAGATCTTTCGGGCAAGATAGACCTGCCACTCCATAAACTGCATGTCTCGGTTGGAGGCCGCGAGCGGAAGCCACTGCATGCCCTTGCCGCCACCAGTAATCGCAATCTGGCTCTTGCCGGCCACCTCTGCTTCCCAGTAAGCCTTGAAGGAGTCAACTTGGTCTGGGCGCACGCCCTCGCCAAGGTGAAGAACGCCCGGAGGCGCAGCCTGTGAAACTGCCTTAGCGTTGTAAGCCGCAGCATCAAGGTCGGCGGCGATGGTCTCGGCAAGTACTTCAAGCGGCGAAAGACCAATTGGGCTATAAGTAACTGGGTTTGCGATAACGACAATCAACTCGTCGTTCTTGTAGACGGCTACCTGCTTTCCGGCGCCATCAAGCTCGTAGTATCGCGGCTTGCTTTCATCGCGTCCGTCCCATGTCGTATCAAAAGCAATTCGCGCAGCGTCCTTGCTCCAGAGATATGCGATTGGGTCTGCGCCAACGCGCGATCCAACCTTCTTCTCAACTTCAATAGCGCCCTGGTCTAGGACAAGGATGTCTTCAATGACTGGCTCAATAAATGAGCGCCATGAGTCGCCCTTTGGGTTTGGTCGGCGGAAAAGTTCGCGAAGTTTCTGGACGGTTCGTGGATCGGCGCTGTCTCCGGCGTCCGTGCTGACGATGTCCCACTTTGCTCGGCTAATCTGCTGTCGGCGAAGGTTGACTGCGGCGCGAATCCATGGGTTGTTTCGTGACCACCGGCGCAATTGCTCCGTGCTCATTTTGGTAATAGTGTTTAGACCATAGGCACCACGGGCGTATGGTCCAGCATCTGGAACTAGGGATGGGGTCGCCTTTTCCACGGTGGTCTCAGCCCCGCCGCCGAAAAGTCGCTGAAGTAGTGAGCGTTGCTCAGCCATTGTTACCTTCCGCTTCTCTGCTTTCTGATCGCGTCTGCCCAGTGGGCCTCTACAGCGTCAGTATTCACATATTTACGCATTTCGTCAAGGGAGCAGTTCACTACGCGAATCCCATTGACATAGGTTGTCGTGCGCTTGTTAAGTGATCGAGCCCACCAGACTGGGACCACAAAGACCCCATCTGTGAACTGTACCTCAAGCGTTGACTCAACGCTCGGGGTCGGCATCGTCCCCCTCTTCGGGGTCAATCTCTTCGTGGCTATGAATCTGGGATGCCCCAAAGGATGCAAGCTCATTGTGAATGGCGCGCATAATGCTGTCAATATCTGTGTCTGCTGTCTCTTCGTCCTCCCCTTTCAGCATCTCGTCTACCCGAAGTTGGATCTTCCTGCGCTGGGGAACGCTCTGTCGGCTCTTGTGCAGGTCGGCATAGCACCACTGGCAGACGTTATAGCGCTTCTGCCCCCTAGCCCTAGGGATCATTGGCTCCGGTACAAGCTCGGTCACAAGGTGCTCGGCCCCAGCCAGGATGCCGCAAGAGGCGCAGCGGGGGTGGCAGCGACGCCCCTTTTCGTAGGACTCAATAACCGGCTGGATTTGGCGCTGGAGTCGGATCAGCGCCCGGGCCAGATCCTTGATCTGATCCCCGGAGTAGTTGATCTCGTTGCACAAGGTGCATGGAAGCATGAGGCTAGTATAACACGCAGATTAAGGTTGTGCTTAGATTCAGTTAAGAAATCTTATCCGCAGATCGCACAAGCGTGCCTAATATGTTACAATCTGGTGTATTATCCCGAAAAGGGTCGGTAAATGGGTCTAAAGGTGGTAGAAACATCACCTCTTGACGCAGATAAACCTTCGGTAAATCATTGGTAAAGTCATAGTAGCAACGGAGGCTCCGTGGACTTTAAACTTTATACGAATGCCCTGAAGGCTTATACCGCCGAGAACGGCGACCTTCATGTGGTGGGCACGACTTCCTCAACAATTCGGGACCTTCATGGGGATGAGATGACCCTCTCCGCCCTGAAGTCCATGGAAGAGACGGCAAAGCAGAATATGACCGTCTTCCTCAACCATAACTACAATGTTCCAGACGACATTTTCGGGTCGGTCACCGATGCCCGGATTGTCAAGCGCTTTGATGACGAAAGCGGAGCCGAGGTCTATGACCTTGACGTGGACGTCCGAGTTGTCGGCGAAGACGAGAACCCCCTTGCCATGAAGACCTACCGCGCAATCAAGCGTGGGGTCAAGCTCGGTCTTTCCATTGGCGCTCGAGTTGATAAGGTTTCCAAGAAGAAGGGCAATGGCGGGGAAGACACCTACGTCATTGAGAGCGTTCGCCTCCTTGAGACATCTGTGGTTGGCATCCCTGCCAATCAGCGCTCCTATCTGCAGAACGCCCTAAAGAGCCTCAAGCAGGCTGAACAGGCTGGCGAGATTGAGGTTTCTGAGAAGGCTGGTCCCAAGGATCTTGCCGAGGGTGACTATGTCCGATGGGATGCCAGCGGCGGCGCTGCCCAGGGCCGCATTGAGCATGTGATGCGCGAAGGTGTCCTTGGCGTTCCTGATTCAGACTTCAAGATCAATGCAACTGCAGAAGACCCAGCGGCCCTGATCCGCATTTACCGCCCACAGGGCAATGGCTGGGGTGAGACCGACAAGTTGGTTGGTCACAAGTTTTCTACGCTCCGCAAGATTGAAGCACTCAAGCCTGCGGAGGATGTTGAAAAAGACGCGCACAAGGCTGCTCCTGACGAGCTTACGATTGGCGATTACGTCAATTGGCAGATCGGCGAGCAACTTGGCTACGGTGAGATTGACGAAATCGTCACTCGTGGTAGCGTCTCGCTTCCAAACCTTGAAGAGAGTTTGGACGCGACACCGGAAGATCCGGTGGCAATCATTTGTGTCTACGCCCCACACGGCGAAGACTGGGAAGAAACTGGTGTGTATGTGGCTGTAAAGTTCAGCGCACTCACCCGAAGCAATCCGCCCGCAGAGGCGGAGGAAGACGAGGAGACAGAGATGTCCGAGACCGAGAAGGATCTCGTCGCCGGGGAGGTCGTTGAGACCGCCACTGCGGATGAGGTCGTTGACGCGGAGAAGAAGACCCGCGTGACCGTAACTGTCAGCACCGAAGGCGATAAGCCTGCTGATGTAGCCGCTCCTGCCGCTGTTGCGGAGGAGAAGGAAGAGGAAGCCGCTCCTGAGGCGATTCAGGCTTCCGCCGAGCCATGCGACTGCCCTGAGGGTGGCTGCGAGTGCGGCGATGACGTTGAGGAGATCGTGGAGAAGGCTGTTGAGCCAACTCCAGCTCCTTCCCCTGCACCAGCGCCGGCTCCTGAGCCAGCGCCTGCACCTAAGCCCGCTGATGCGCCCAAGGCGCCAGAGTCCGACGGGGACAAGAGCCCACGCTACAAGAGTGGTGTGAGCGATCAGGTCCTTGCTGGAATCAACGGGATTCTTGCCGACCTCACCGATGAGGACCGCGCTGCGGTCCTTGAAGGTCTTGGCGTCCAGAAGGACGGCGAGGCTGTCGTTGAGGAGGCCCAAATTTCTGATTCTGAAGCGGCTGTTGAAGCCGTTGAGGAAGCCCCTGCCGCTGTCGCCGAAGAGGCTGCTGCGGATGTGGTTGCCGAAGATGCTGCCGCTACTTCTCTGGAGGAAGTCGCTGCCATCGCCAAGTCGGCGCTCGATGCAGCCATCGCTGCGCAGCAGGAGGTTGTCGCGGTTAAGTCCGTGGTAACCGAACTGTCTGCGGAGAAGGCCAAGGTCGAGGGAGAACTTGCTAAGGCTCTGGATCTCGTTGGTCGCCTGATCAACGTCCCAATGGGTCGTAAGCAGGTAGCAATCAACACGGAAAAGTCCACGAACGGTGAAAAAGCCCCATGGCTTGATCCGTTCATTGCGCGTCTTCTTGACGCTAAGGAGTAATTAAAATGAGCGACGCACTTCGCGAGAAGCTGCAGGACGTTCAGAAGGGCCTTGAGTCCCTGAACGACACCGCAATCGTCGGCCGCACGGGCGGATCTGACGATCTCGACGTCGCTGAGGCTTATGCTGTTCAGCGCGAACTTCGCAAGAAGTTCTCAAAGATGAACAAGGCTGAGCTCAGCGAGGCTCTTGACATTCAGGCTGGTCGTGAGACGGGGAAGCAGGCTTCGGCTGATGTCCTTAACCGCCTTGCAGCGGCCAACCCACAGATCACCAAGTTGCTTGACAGCAGCAATGGTGCGGCTCTTATCCGCCAGGACCTTGAGCCAATCCTTTACTCGCTGTTCGTAAAGCGGTTCCCATTCTGGGAGCGCATCCGCAAGGAGCCTGCAAACGGCCTCGTGCACGCGTTCAACCAGCAGACCGCCTACGGCGACGCGGTGTTCCAGACCGAGACCGGCACGGTCACGGACGATAACAACACCTATAGCCGACAGACCACGAACATCGCCGTTCTGGCGACCCGCCGTGGTATCACGTTGAAGCAGCAGTTCGCCCTTTCGGGCGGCGGCTCGCCTTACAACGGCCTTTCGGCTGAGCTTGCCGGTGGCGTGGACGCCATCGCCCACAAGCTTCAGAAGACCCTGTTCCAGGGCAACGCCACGGTTACCTCGGGTGCCGGCGCGACCACCGAGCTCGGCGCGTATGACGCGAACGGGTTTGACGGTCTCCGCAAGCTTCTCGGGACAGCCGCTGGTCAGGGCGTGATCGCGACGAAGGGCACTGCTGCCTACCTCGCCACGATCAACAGCGCTGTTGCCTCGGTGCTTGACAACGGTGGTAACCCATCGGCGATCCTTTGCTCGCCGACGGACTACGCTGGTCTTGTTAACGAGCTGACGAACCTTGTCCGCTACAACGCTCCTGCGCAGGCCGATCAGGCTGCAGGCGCGACGTTCGGCTCGGTTGTGACGGCTGCTGGCGCGCTCCCAATCCTTGCGGTTGCGGGCGACTCCATTGGTTCGTACACGGTCACCTCGCCAACGACCGCAAACTACCGCGATATGTACATCGTGGACGAGGATTCGTGGAGCATGCCGTTCCTTGGAGCGGACAGCATCACGACCCTCGAGATCCCAGTCGGGGTCAACGGTGCCCTTTCGCGCCTCTACATCATGTATGTGATGACGGGTCTCGCGAACAAGGCTCCGCAGTTCAACGCGAAGGTTCGCGTAACGGTCTAATCGTCAACTGACGATTGATCTGGGAAGGGGTCGGGCGAAAGCCCGGCCCCTTTCTGTTACCATCGGAATATGGACGACAAAGGATACGAACTAGCCAAGAAGATTGCTAGGCAGGCGGCAGCAAACTATGACCCGTTTGAAAAGGTCCAAGTTGCTGGTCCGTTTGAGGGGAATGTCATCTTTTCAGATGGCAGTAGTTACCACTTCAAAGATGGGCTTGCAATGGTCCATCGCAAAAACCTCAATGAGGCGTTTAACCTTGGTTGTCGCCGCCTTCGCTCTCGTCGCCGTCAGGGTATTTGACGCTTACTGGCTGCAGTGCAGCTGCATCCCATGTGAAGTTAGTTACGCCATAGTGCCGCGTAATAGCGTCAACCTTGAGCCAAATCTCACCGCCAGCAGCGCGCCAGTCGTTGCAGAACATGTAGTCCTCACCAATGAAGAAACCCTCTTCATCTAGGGCATATCGGAAGTATTCAAAAGTTTGAATCGGAGCTGCCTTCTTGGGATCTTTGGCTTCCATGTCTGGCTCTAGGTATGCCCTGCCTGGGAACGCCTCCTGGAACTTCTCAAAGACAGATCGGTGCAGGACGATGCATCCCGTACCGACTTTCTGCGCCCGCACAAGATTGAGATCCCTAGCAATCTGGTCAAGGTTCTCGGTGGAGTCCTCGCCAACGATGAAGTTTGGTGGGCAGAAATACGAGGAGAGGAAATGTGACGGGGCATCCGGACCAGCGGCAAGAGTAAACTGCTGCAGGCGGTCATAATTCATTGCACGCTTAGAGCATGGGATTGCCACAAACTGCTTGCCGCTAAGTACGGCAGCAAGGATATCTTTGGCATCAACCTCAATATCGCCATCAAGCATGACAAGGAAGTCATAACCAGTTGCCATGAATTGCTGAACAATGCGATTTCTGGCAAGGGGAAGGATAGAATTTCCCCAGACCACTCGCCAGCCAAACTTTAAGCCAAACTTAGAGCACGCTCGCTGAATGTCAAGAACACTCTTGGTGTATCCCCATGACATACTGCCATCTAGTGATGGTGTAGAAACCCATACTTTTGGCAAGTCTTGATTCTGTACGCCCTGCTCTTCGGCGATCTGCCGTGCTCGGTTCTCTCGTGCCTTCTTACCCATAGGACCTCCCTTGCGGCAAAGTATAGCACACCCGTAGATCATGGGTGGGTAGACTAATGGGGCGATTTTAGCGACAATCTAGGCATGATCCGAGTACAAATTCCCGTTCCAGACATTGCCACCCAGATCGCATCTTATAACAAGATTGAGATTGGCAGGGCAAGCACAAAGGCCGATGCTGACGCCCGTACCGGAACATGGGCAAGCCTCGGTCAAGTAGTCACGCTTGTCCCTCTGGTCAGCAAGTACCAGTACGACGACGATGGGGCGGCTGAGGGGTATTTTCATACATACCGACTCATCAACAGCTCAACCAGCGCAGCCACATCATGGACGACGGTGCGGGGCAAAACCCTTGGGTATTTGACTGCCGAGGAATTTAGGGACTACCAACTTGGCGACCTCACCGACTCCACTGGCGCGGATCTCCCAGACTCAACGCTAGACGCCTTTATCGGTACTGCATCGCGCATCGTTGATTCTTATGTTGGATATTCATTCCAATACCGCCAGACGACGGAGCGCCATTCTTGGCAGCAGAAGACCCGCCGTGTTTACCCTCGAGAGAAGCCAATTGTTGCCGTAAGCGCATTCAAGGTATACGTCAGCAACCAGCAGAATGCAGCTTTCACAGTCAATGATATTTATGTCAATCCTGACCGTGGGTATGTGGAGATCACGAGCCTTGCAAACGTGACCTACTCGCTATTCCCAGCGATTGTTGCCCTTGGGCTGATTGAGCCTGTGGCTGAGATCACCTATACCCACGGTTACCAATATGCCCCGACCGACGTCAAGGATGCAGTTGCGCTAACTGCCGTGGATCTGATTGCCCGCGACAGCCTCGCCAAGCAGGGTCTCAATGGGCTATCGCGCCTACGCGTTGGCGAGATGGAAATGTATTCTGATAAGCCGGCTAGCGGTGCAAGCGTGCTGCAGATTCCTTCTGCCGCATGCACGATCCTTGATCCGTACCGGTTCATCTCGGTGCGCTAATGGCGCTACCGGGTTTTGTAACCAACATCACGCTGACGCGAGAGGGTCAGACTGGTCACGCCGCAGATGGCACCCCAACAGTAACTACAAGCACGGTATGGACGAAGAAGGGTCACTACCAGCAGCAGCAGGGATCTGATTACCAGAGCGGAACCGGCCCATTTGAGAAGCAGGTATATCGGTTCTGGCTTCCATTTTTAACTGGAACTGATCGCCCTGGGCAGACCGATACCCTTACAGCCGATGGATATACATACACCGTCATCGGCATTGAGCAGGAAAGCCTAAAGCATCATCTGATCGTGAGGGCTGAGCGGGTAGAGCGCTAATGGCACAGGTAACGATTGGTAAGGGCAGTCGCAGCGGTCTGGGTGGTATCAACGAGGCTTTGAGCGGATTGCGCGCCCTTGCCAAGGCGGTAGACACCAAGACCGCAAGACGAGAACTACTAAAGCAGCAGGGCAAGGGTCTGGAGATGATGCGGTCTGCAGTCTACGGACGAAAGTACGGAACGAGCCTTGCTACCATTTTCAGGAAAACACGCCCAAGAACGAAAGACAACAAGCGAAGTGTTGCTGGATTTGGTTTAGGAACGCCCGTCAAGACTGGGCGCCTACAGAAATCCCTTATAGCTTTTGGGGCTCCGTTTAGCATTTATAGCGAGCAGGTCCATAAGGATGGATCTATTCGCGTTGTTTATGGCGGAGATCCAATTGACGAATACAGCGGTAAGCCGTACTTCCGCTACCCAGAAGAGATGTATGGATTCTTTGCCGAGGGAATTGAGCAGTTCCAACGCGGTAGAGCGCTCAAAATGCTTGGGGAGGACCTTGCCTACCTATACGGCAAGGCCCTCCACAAGTACATTTCAGATAGCGTTAAGCGGGCTCGCTAAGGCAGGGAAGCACCCGAAGGTCATCCCAGCCTCGACTACTAATCGTAAAAGTCACCAGACCAGGTGCGGACTGCACGCCAGCCGTTTCCGTGAACCACTGCGAGCCACCGTCCAAAGACGGAGCCTGAATGTGCGTTCGGATTCCTTCCGTAAGGACGGAGAGGTGGTGATAGTGCCCCGTGACCAGAATCGTGGCGTCTGCCACCCTCTGCATCCCATAGGCCTGATCCTTCCACCAAGCCTTGATCTTCGCTGCTGACACGGCTCCACCCCTGCGGGCTTGATGCCCGTGGGCAAGTCCAAGGATCGTTCCGTGGACATCAATGGTAAGTGTCAGTTCATCCTGCGGGAGGAAGAACGACACATGCCCATAGACCTCAGGGTTTGCAGCGCAAATCTCGGCAACCTGTTCAACGACAGCAACATCGTCGTTGTCGCTAAAGGTCGTGTATGCCTTTCCGGCGCGGCGATTCTCACCATGATTTCCCGGTACCGCAGCAACGATGACCTTAGGGGCAAACTTAGCCCATGAGGTAATCGCCTTGACCAGAAGCCTGCGGACAACCTTGACCTGCTCTCGCCGATCCAGATCGTTCTGATAGGTCTGCATTGCGTAGTGACCATCACAAGACTCAATCAGATCTCCGAGGCCAAGGACGACAAGGCGGTCAAGCTTTCTGCCAGTCTTGGTGAGCTCCTTCCATCGGTGCTCAACCTCGTCAATGCCAGCAAGGAACCTGCGGACAATGCCCTCAGATCCACCGCCTTCGCCCTTGCCAACCTGTAGGTCGGAGATAGCAACCACGAGTGCGGTATCGCCCTCAAATGTTGCAACCTTACTAGGCTTATGCTTTTTAATCTCGTCAATTAGTTCATTTAGGTCAACACCGCGTTCAACGGTCTTGCGGATGACCTTTCCTTTCCACTGGCGGTTCGGAACGCCTTCTGGGTTGCCCCAGACATTGAAAAGGATTGGCTCCACAACCTCAAAGTGATCTGGGTCAAGACCCCACACCTTGAGAACGGCAGACCAATCAGCGGCTTCGTTAAGAGGTAAGCCACTCGTCGTGACCGTCCCTTCATTGCCATTCCATGTAATACCTGGCTCCCAGCCTTCTGGATGCTTTCGGGCTGGACGCTTGGTATCTGCAATCTCTGACTGGATTGCCTTTAGTTCATCAAGCTTACCCATTGCACTGGCACTCCCTTCGTCGGTGTCGAGCGACGGTGTGCCGCTTGATGGAATATCCCTTTCGCTCAAGCCAAACGCTGATTGTATTTGAGTCAATCAGCTCGTCTTTGAGCGCCTCACCAAACGCCACTCGGTCTTCTGCCGGTAGCGTCCTTTCTAGTACACCTGCGGTGCATTTTGCCCCGCGTTGCTTTGTAGATTGGAGTTTCCGCAACTCCTCAAGCGCGTTATATTCACTTCCCACTGGGTACCCTTCTGCCCTGGCTGGCAACAGCCACAGGCGCTACGTTGCCCCAATGGAGAATAGTATACAACACAAAACAGGCGGATGTCCACAATCATGTTGTGGAAAAGTGGATTAAGGAATAAACCTCAAGGCAATAGCAATGACTGCTACGATAATGGCAATAGCGGCTGCGGAGTCTGGGGCGAGCCATCGGAGAATCCCCTTGACCTGCCCGTCGGTGGCATCGCGCTTTTCAAGGCTTACCACGATCTTCTGAACGTCTTCATGGATAGTATTAACCTTGTCTTCAATGCTACTAACTCTTCGTGTCAAGTCGTCCATCTTTGCGTCCATATGTCCCCTCCAATAGGAAAGATCGGCGCCCTCGTCTTCGGAGGGTTGTGGGCTCATGGGGATTCGTGCCTTTGCCATGCCGCGTATTGTTACTGTAACAGAACAAAATGTCCACTAGTCAGCGTTCTGCGTAGATCATTTGCCCATTGGCTTGCCTAGCAAATACGCGTACAGTACGGGTATGGTTGGTGTGTACGAATCGTTCTTTACCGCGTTGAGTGGGGATGCCACGCTCCAGGGGCTACTCTCCGGCTCAAACACGGACAAGAAGGTGTACCCCATTACCCATGTCGGTAAGAGCGTCTTGCCGGCGATTCGGATTGCTGTGCTTAGCGGCTCAGCGGATGTTGGTCTGCCAGTAGATCGTCCAACAGTGGATGTCCTCATCTCCAGTGGGGCCAGTACTACTGAACTGAATGCGATCTCTGCCCGGGTTGACACGCTGATCAACCGAAAGCGGCTTTCGGGTCCTAACGGCGTCGTAGTGCACCTCTGCTCCAAGGTATATGAAGCGGATGGGTACGACGATGAGGCACTTGAATACCGAAGAATTATTCGGTACAACCTAATTAAGTCTTAACGCAAGGAGCAAATTACTATGCTTAGCCTTGGTTCAGGCGTACTGGAAGTCGCTTACTGGGTGAGCGGTCGCGCGAAGGGGACGTCAAGCTACTT